CAGTGTATTTAATACTAGTTCCGCTGACAACAGTTGTTACTAATACGCTTGTAGGTGTGCCTCCATATAGTACACCTGTACCGCTTGTTGCAGTAATAAAACTGCCGACATTTGCCGCGCTGGTTGAAGAGATACTTGCAATAGTTGCAATCCACGGGCTACCTAATGCACTGCTTACAACTGTTAATGTTAAATTATTTGTAGGAGCTGTACCGCCTAAATCTGCTCCTGAAATTACAATAGTATCACCTACAGCATAATTACTGCCAGCTGAAGTAACTGTTATAGTAGCTGTACTATAGTTCGTGGCGGCACCAGATTTAACGATTGTAAACACTGCGCCTGTACCGCTACCGCTGGTAGATAACTGTGTTTTTCCAGCATATGTTGCGGCGGCAGTAACACTAGTACCACTTTTTGTAACTGCAACAGACCCTAAGTTAAAAGGTCCTGAAACACTTGTTATACTTCCTGTACCGATATTAGTAGTAACCTTAGCTAATTCAAAGTTTTTATCATCAATGTTAATAGTTGTTGAATTAATAGTTGTTGTGGTACCATTAACTGTTAAGTTACCTTCAACAATTAAACTTCCAGGGCTTGAAACTGTACCAACATGTAATGTTGCAGTTGGTGCTGAATTGAAAAGCCCGATATAATTATTAGTAGCATCAACAAATAATGCTGTTGGGTATGTTGACCCATTTCTAGTAGTAATTTTGAAGTTCTGACCAGATGTGTTTGATTGAATATTAAATAGTGTCGATGATACATTAATTTCAGTGTTGCCACTTGCACCTAACACTAATGGTTTAATATTATTGATAGTAAGTGTTCCTGCCGTAGCTGAATCATCGCTTGTTGATATAAAATTTTCTGCTGTCTTAATAGAACCGTCAGCGGCTAGTAATGTGTCAGCTTGTGTTACTGGAACTCTTAATTTAACGCCGGTAAATGTACTTGCATTAAATCCAACATATATCTGTCCAGTGTATTGAGAAATTGGAGAACTAGGAGTAAATTGTGTATTACTCCAGATACCGAGTAAAGTTGTACCTACAAACATATTTGTAACAATGTGTGTAAGTCCATCTGTTCCAATTATGCTTTCTACAACAAAACCACTTAACCCTTGAGATCTTGTAAAGACCGGACCTGCTAATACTGTTGCTGTGCCATCATTGAATCGCAGTTGGCCATTATTGCTATCAATCCAAATATCACCTGCATTAATTCCGCTCGGTGAAGATGCAGATACTATTGTGCCGCCGCTAACCTTAAAATTAACACCATCATAAACTTTTAATCTATTTTGTGTAGTGTCAAACCAAAGCTGGCCAACTATTGGTGTTCTCGGTTGTACTGAGTTAGCAAAATTTTCCAACAGATATACAAAGTTTTGATTAAGAGCTGTGCCATATGCACTTGCACTTTTAGCTACTAGGGTGAGACTAGAATGAACTTGGTCAGTAGTTCCATCGACTAGCTCAGTTAAAATTGTTCCATCGGATTTTGTTATTATATAGCTCATTGTAGATTACCAGTAAAAATAATATAATTAATAGTTAAGTAAGGATTCATAATATCTATCGCCTGGCCGTATTGTGTTTCACCGGTTATAGCGCCTGTTTTAGGATTACCATATGCCGTTGATGTACCAACGCCTACTTGGATATTACCAGTACCTACTGTGACCGAGTCGGTTGAGGCTGCTCCTTGGCTAGCTGGCATACTATAATAAGCATTTGTACCAGATTGTAATGTATGTATATGTTGTGGTAAATTTCTAACTGATAGTGTAGCAGTGTCAAAACCTGCGCCGGATCCTATGTTGTCAGCTGTAACACTTGTAACTCTGTTAGCAGGAGCTGTTACTGTTTGCATATTTTGGATGGGATTAATAGCTAATGGAACTGATATGCCGTTGTTCATACTATCTTTACCTAAAGCAAATCTACCCCTTAAATCAGGTAATCTAAATGTTCCGTAACCTTGCAACGGTTCAAGTGTAATATCTCTTATATATGCATCTTTAATAACATCATATAGTCGTTGATATGTTGTTTTAGAAACTTCTGCGCCGTCACACAACAAATACCCTCTCGGTGCGGCTGGACCTGCAAACGGTAGTATCGCACCGACTGGCATTACTGGCAAATTATTTTTTAAAGATTGTTTGCTTACTTTTAATAGTCCAACATCTTTACGTTGAACTAAAAAATAATCTGAATCATCTGGTGTTGTTGTAATTGTTTGAGAGGAGATTGCAGTTTCATTTAATACTGTATTAAGAGTTAATGTACCGTTATTTGTTTGTCCGTCAAACGATTGAGAATCACTATCAAGCTGTCCTTGTAATTTAAAAGTCGTCGGGCTAGAAAGTCTAGCGGCAGAACCTGTTACACTGCCGTCTAAAACACCCGAAAATGCACCGGAGAAATTTCCAACGAATGTTTGAGCATAAACATTTCTAAATTTATTGGATGCGCCACCTATATCGTATTGCTGGTCTGTAGTCGGTAAAATTGCCGAAGAGCCAGTAGTAGTAGTAAGATAAAGTTTACCAGTTAATCTAATGTCGTTTGTAAACGTAGATTTCTTTACTACTGATAGGCCACCTAAAGTTTGTATACTTGCGCCGCCGACATCAGTCGTGTCAGCCGTCCCAGCAACTTTTAATCTACCTAGTTCGGGTTTAACAAGATCATCTTTAATAAGAACTGCGCCAGCAACGTCTAAAGTTGCTAAGGGATCTGCATTATTTGTTCCAATACCTATTCTAGTAGTAGCACCAATATGCATTACTGTATTAGTTATTGAATTATATTTTAACTTAAAATCAATAGCATCTCCATCGTTTTTAGAATAAAATATTGTAGATGATCCGTCAACACCTAAGTTAAAACTTAGATCACTACCTATACTAAGACCAGCATTTGCTCTAATATTAAGTGCTGAAGTACTAGTGCTTGACACATCACCTCTTAGGAAATTTTTAGCAAGAATAGTAGCGCCATCGACTACTAACGCTTCGGCTCTTTCCGATGTTCCCCAAATTTTGCTTGGAGATGTTTCACTATTACTATCAGTTAATGATAAATTAAAACCTTGTCGGATGACTGGAAATCCTGAAACGATTGATTTAGGTGTAAATGTATCTTTACTAATTATACCTACTCTATAATTACTAGTATCAGTAATGTTGCTAGTGGCGCCATAAAAACTTATCACGCTATGTGCAACATTGCTAGTATCAATTATAGATTCTACTATCGGACCTGTTTGCTTGCCTGCACTATACTGAGGACCAACTAATAACCAGTTACTTCCCGAATACAAATAAAGTTGACTATTATTAGTGTCAACCCATAAATCGCCCTTAGCACTACTAACTGATTCCGGAGTAGCACTTGATTTCTTTAGAGATCCGGCGGCTGACCAAGCGGTGCCGTCATACACATTTAAAAAATTATGTGTATTATCATACCACAACTGTCCTTGAACTGGATTAGCTGGCGGATTATCTGAAGGACTAGCAAAATTTTCTAATAAATGTAAAAAGTTTTCAGCAAGTACTGGAGCAAATCCTTTATAATTTTTACCGATAAGAGTTACTGAAGTTTGATTATTCAGTGTCTGATCAGCGACTACTATTGCAGGTTTACTAGGATTAGTAATTTCAGTAAATCTAACGCTATAACTCATAGATTATACTCCTGCCAGGCCGGTTAAACTTTGAATACGAACTGTATAATCAATTTGTATTAAACGGTTTAACGATTTTTGTACAGGGTGAAATATAACATGAGTTAATAACAAACCTGTTCCAGATGCACTATAACTTTTTAAACCCAACTCGTCAAATACCAATGCTGTTGATGTTGAAGTAGCATTATCAAATGCTTGTTGGCCTGCTGAATTTCCGTCTCCGTAATCTAATAAACAAGTCACAAATAAATCTGTATAGTTTGTACCAGTAACGTGGCGGGCTTCTGTATAATTACGTGTAGGATCAACGTTGTTACTGCTACGTTCATCTACAACTTTTTTAAATTGTTCGCTGTAAAGACTTGCATTTGCTCCGGAACTATTTGGTGTCAAGTATGTAATAATACCTGTCGGATCTACTGATGTTCCACCACTTCCAAAGGCCATTTCATAAACAAAACCGTTACCGCTATTAGATAGAGTATTAGCTAGTGCTATACTCATGTTTTCATAATGTATAGCGTTACGCTTGTTAACATAAATTTCATTAGAAATGGGATCAAAGATCTTGATATGACCTTCTATATGAACTCCCGTTAAGTCTTTGCTCTGCATAGTAATGTTCTCTTTATCTTGTATTTATCAATGATTATTAACTGCTAGTTTAATCGCTAATGGTTAACCGTATCTTCGTATCTTTGATCTTGGGTATGTTGAACCGGTTGTTGGCCTATTTTGGTACCTAGTCATCGGTGAAACTGCTCCTGTTATAGGGCGAACTGCTACGTAGTACAAATATCTATTATTTGAATTGTCACCGAGTGATGTGTAATCTCCTGCAAGTCCGCCAGTTGATCCAATTTGATTTTTTGTTGAGTTAGCAATTAAATAAGCTAATGCGGCTGTTTGACGCATATTAGGAAATTGTTCTAACAAACACGCTAAGTATCCTGTTACTTGCGGGCCTGCCATACTAGTTCCCGATATACTTCCTATTTTATACGCAGAATTTCTCGGGTCGTCTGCAAGAGTAATTCCAAATTCCGTAGCGGCATTTGCATCATACACGCTAGAAACAATATATTGTCCCGGAGCCCATATATCAACTCGCTTACCGTAATTACTAAAATTACTTTTATATTCAAGAGTAGAAGTAGCTGTAGATCCAACGCAAATAACTTGGTCAGCGGCACTAGGAGAAGAGCCGCGAGTAAGGTAATATGAGCCGTTGTTGAGAGTGTTATTATAATCTGCTAGGTCTGAAGTTGCACAATTCCAGTAACTATTTCCGGCGCTGCCTACTACAATAACGCCGTCTGCTATTGCGTCTTGAATATCTGCATCAAGCGCGGCATATCTTGCCGGTGAACGATATAGATAAGTGCCGCCAGGTACCGGAATTCCATTTGCTTCTAATACAGTTCTTTTGGCAGCATCAGTTCCTGATAGTGCTGTAGTAGTTCCTCGATATGTTACTGAGGTAAGTCCGCTAAGAAAAATGGAGCCATAACTATATCCCCAACTGTTATTTGTAATAGTTGGATTACGTTTTCCAGTTGTTGAATTAATTGGTTTATTTTTATGGAAATATCGAATATAATCAAATATGAATAGCTCCCAAGAGCCAGACGGGCCATTGCCGCCTGCGTAGCCGAATTCCATATTATAAATGTTTGCATCACGAGCCCAACCTTGAGTATTTCCTGCTGTTGTGCCTGCGGTATGTGTACCATGGGCGCTTGAAATATTAGCATAACTATATGTTCCAGTAGAAGAATATCCTAGTGCCGCGCTATGTTGGAACCAATCATATTGTATAGCTCTAGATCCGCCTGTGCCATCTATGTTCACTGCAAACTCTGGATGATTAAAATTTATATGTGCATCGACTATTACAACGTCTACATTTTTTCCTGAACTAGTAGTAGTTACAGTTTGCGTTGTTTGTGTAAATGATCCATTAAGACCCCAAGTTGCTAGATTTGATCCTGCTGTGCATCTATATAATCCCCAGTTTTTATCATTAGTATCAATAGTTACACTTTTCTCAAAGTTTCCAGTTTGAGTCCAATGCGGGGTTACTTCTATACCTTGTAAACTAGGAATTAGTTCTACTGCGATAACTCTCGAATCGTTACGTAACTGTTCAGCTTCGTCAGCAGTTAACAAGAAATGTGTGTTTCTACTAATCTCTCTACGTTGGGTTACCTCTACTGCCCTGTCGGGAATATAAAGGTCGCCACCAGGAGTTTCTAAATCTTCGAGAAGAGACGTGGCATCGTCCATAGTCTTTGCTGTAACAACATATTCTTGAGTGTCGGACATATTATGCCTCCAGTTGTAGTACTGTTAACGTAGCAGTAATTGCCGCGGCAGACCCGGAAAGGTTTGTAATGTTTATTGGGATTGTAGTAGTTGGGGAATTTTCACTATTAAAACCAAATGCCCCCGGACTGATAAGAATCGTCTGGGCACCGGTTGTAATTACTTCTGCAATAACTCCAGCACTAGGTAACGGATCAGTGGTAGATGCTCTCGATGCATCAGAAGTTCTAGATGCGGCATCTGAATATATTCGAACCCAGGCTGCTGCCGATGTTTGAATTTTTAATAGTGCATAGGATTTAAATCCAGTAATATTGGCATCTGCATTGGCATTGTTAGCTATACTTGCAGTAGTAGCTGTCACTGTTGTTCGAGCTACTAGTCCAGCTACCGTCGCCCAACTTGCAGTCGTGCCGTCTGTCGTTAAGTATTTTCCGCTATTACCAGTTTGAGTCGGGATCGTACCGCTCGGTGTTCCCCAACTAAGTGCAGTACCGTTAGTAGTTAAATATTTTCCACTATTACTAGATTGGGTAGGAATAGTATCTATCGTCACCCAATTACTTGCTGTTCCGTTAGTAGTTAAATATTTTCCAGTTTGTCCTGTTTGTGTTGGTAACACCTTTGTTTCGCCGATGCTGGTAATCCAAGCAGGATCTGCATATGTCTGAGATGTTACTACACCGTTTGTTGCTACTACTGTTCCAGTTAGTTTACTAGCGGCTAGACTTGTAATCCAACTAGGGTCTGCATAGGTACCGGATGTAACCACGCCGTTGGTCGCTAATACTGTTCCAGTTAACTTTGATCCTGCTAAACTAGTAATCCAACTAGGGTCTGCATAAGTACTAGCACTCGATACTGCGTTAGTAACTTTACTAACAGCTAACGATGTTAACCAAGCAGGGTCTGCATATACTGTAGTTGTTAGTACAGCGTTAGTAACTTTACTACCTGCTAAACTAGTAATCCAACTAGGGTCTGCATAGGTACCGGTAGTATAAACCCCATTAGTTACTGTGCTAGCATTACCAATAGCAACGTCTGCCCAGCTAGAAGTAGTTCCGTTAGTTGTTAAGAACTTTCCAGTATTGCCGGTTTGTGTCGGTAATGAGTTAGCTGAGGGGTTAGCCCAACTTAATGTAGTTCCGTTGGTCGCTAAAAATAAACCTGAATTTCCAGTCTGACTTGGAATATTATTACTACTATTTGAATACAGTTCAGTAAAGTTTGCATTTATTTTTATCGCACCTGAACGAAGGGTGTCCCCAGTGCCGTCGTTTGCAGTTGAACCTGCGTTTAAG